GCTACTCGTTCGTATACCTATTACGGCGGGGTAAGATGAACTTGACTGTTTTACTAATAAACCATTTTGGTAATGAGTCGAAGTATCTGCACATTCTATATGTAAAGGTGTTGTTGGACTCGATTCTCCGATACCGACCTTACCGGAGCTTCTATAAATATCTGAACCCGACGTTGACCAAGGACTTGAACCACCACTACTTACAGTTGTCCAAGACGGTGGAGACGACGAACCACCTGATGTAAGTACTTGTCCAGATGTACCTGAAGACGCAGTAGTACCAACTGTTAAAACACCCGTAAAGTTAACAGTACCGAAAACATCAAGTTTATAACCTGGACTTGTTGTTCCTATACCCACGTTCCCCGTGTCATATTTTATTATCATTTTAGAGTCTGATAGTTCTGCATTGACCGTATTACTAGTCGAATTGTCCAAACAAAAGTGTAAATCACAACGACTATAAGTACCAGCACCATCGGCTATTATAGCTGCTTTAAAAGCAGAACTAGAGGTTGTATTATGCGATGTACCTAAAAGTAGTCTCGCGTTATTGTGTTCGTTCATATTTGTTATGACTAAATCCGCATAACTACCATCATTTGAAGTCGAACCATCAACTACCGCAAACATATGTCCCGAACCCATAACACTATTCCGACCTATTGTTCCTTCACCATTACTATTTACTATAAATCTCACAGCACCAGATGTGTTTATTACAAACGTATCATTTGCTGAAAACCCAAACTTTGTATTAGTATCACCTGTATGTGTAATATAATCGGCGATATCACCACTAAATGAAGACGGGGTTGTCCAAGACATTGCACCCCCACCAGTTGATGTAAGTACTTGTCCACTCGTCCCAGCGGATGGGGAAGGAGCGCCAACATATAAAGCACTTCCTATATGCATACTACCGTTAACATCAAGTTTATAACTTGGACTTGTTGTTCCTATACCCAAATCTCCCAACGTATTTAATGTCATCCTTGTACTATTTGTTAAATTGTCGGCGCTATACGCCCATTTCATTTTATTACTATCGGAAGCATCTACACCATAAGACCAACCAGTTGAATCACTATTAACCATAAACGAAATAAAAGGGTCTTGGGAACTGCTACTCGTTCGTACACCTATTACGGCGGGGTAAGATGAACTTGACTGTTTTACTAATAAACCATTTTGGTAATGAGTCGCAGTATCTGCACATTCTATTTGTAAAGGTGCACCTGGAGTCACTGTTCCTATACCAACGTATCCACTACTGAGAATTTTGAATCTATCAACACCACTTGTTGATATTACAAACTCATCATTTGTCATAAACCCAAACCTTGTATCTGTATCACCTGAATGTCGGATATAATCAGGAATAGTAAGAATACCAGTATTATCTATATTCATTCTGTCGATTCCACCCGTCCTAATCACAAACTGATTAGAACCTGGAAACCCAAAGTATGTATCTGAATCACTTGTATGTGTAATATAATCGGCAATATCACCACTAAATGAAGATGGGGTTGTCCATGTCATTGCACCCCCACCACTTGATGTGAGTACTTGTCCACTCGAGCCCGTGGAACCATTTGCTTTTAAACCACTTGTTATATTCATATCGGTAATATCCATTTGGTTTTGAATGGATACGTTTGATGCTACTAGACCATTTGTATTGACACTTCCAGATAAAATGTTTATTGCACCACCCATACCCGAGTGGTTCTGACAATAATAGTAGAGTGTGTTCGGTGCATTAGTAGGAACAACATACTGTCCGAACGCACCTGAATTTCCTGGGCTATAGCTTTCTCCCGATGGCGTTGTCGTCCAACCATCCAAGTATTGAGACCCACTCGCATGTGTCCCATTACTCGTCGTAGATAAGAGGAAAGGATGGCTACTATTCGAACTATCAGATTGATGGAATCTATAGGTAACACCCCGGTATAGCGTTAGTGTTTGTTGTAGAACACCGTTTATATAATACCTATTTCCTGACCCTGGATTTGCAACCGTTATCGTAATATTAGATATTACATCATTAGCCCTAAATGAAACTGTATTAAACGAAGATGCCTCGACGTTACCGTGTACATTCAAAGTAAAATCTTCTCCATCTTTGATCACTATTTCAGATAAACCGGCG